CTCAAACCGAAAGTCAAAGTCATTGGCATTGTCTGTGCCACGGAAAACATGCCCAGCGGCAAAGCGCAGAAACCCGGCGACGTGCAGATTGCCATGTCAGGCAAGTCGATTGAGATCATTAATACTGACGCCGAAGGCCGCCTGGTCCTGGCCGACGGCCTCTATTACGCCCGCACCCTGGGCTGCACTCACCTCATCGACGCGGCCACCCTTACCGGCGCATGCGTTGTTGCGCTGGGTTACGCCAACGCCGGCGTCTTTGCCAACGACGAAGACGCCTACCAGCACTTCACCCAGGCGCTGCAACGCTCAGGAGAAAAATTCTGGCGTCTGCCGCTCGACCAGGAATATCTCGACCAGATCCGCTCCAACATCGCCGACATCATGAACACCGGCGGACGCTGGGGCGGCGCCAGCACCGCCGCCGTCTTTCTAAAAGAGTTCGTCGACGACACACCATGGCTGCATCTGGATATTGCCGGTACCGCCTGGATGGAAGAAAACAAAAGCTGGATCGCCAAGGGGCCATCGGGAATCGCCGTGCGGAGCTTGATTGAGTTTGTCAGGAGCTTTGAGGTGAAGTAGAAAAGAGGAGTCAAATCGCAAAGGGCTCTTAGTGCTTGGTACCTGGGGTGCTTTGCACTTGACATTTTGCCCTTTGGCGCTTGGCTCTTGGTTTTTAGTTTGTGGCTTCTTTAATGCTTAGCTCTTTGGATGTTTAGATCCTGCATGTTTAGATCTTGGATGTTTAAGATCTTTGGATGATTTTAAGACCTTTGGATGGTTTTTTAGATCTTTGGGTTTGTTTTAGATCTTGAGTGTTTTGGGTGTTTGGATCTTGGACGTTTAAGACCTTGGATGTTTAAGACCTTGAATATTTGGCTCTTGGCCTTTGGTGTTAAATTTGTAGCTCTTTGGATGTTTAGCTCCTCCCTTCTGCTTTTGTTATCTCGCGAAACACGTGTCTAGATATCGGGCACGTGGTATGAAGTATCCGACCATCAAACGCCGTGGCCGCAACGGTTATCTGATGGGTGGTTATCCGAAAACTATTAGGACGTGTTTTCTAAAGACAGAGCCATCGCCGGAACCAATGGCCGAGGCACGGATTTTAAGCGGCACTCGTCGTCGCCAGCAAGAACCCCTATTTTTGAAACACGCTCTCATCAAGACACGTTATCCCCTAGCTACGGCTGGGCTTTGGACCAAAAACCAAACAGCAGAGTGGCGAGCCCGGCAGGACTTGAACCTACGACCCTCTGCTTAGAAGGCAGATGTGCATAAGATACAAGCTGAAGGTCGTAGCGCCTTTGCTGTAAGCCATCATAAGATACCTAGCAAGTATAGGATTTGTATTAATAAAGCTTCATATTTTGCTATAACTACAGAGCATTTCTTGGACGTAACTTATTCGTGAGCATAAATCCATCAAGAGCGCACCCCAGGACAAATAGCATTCAGTGCTTCTGCTTTGGCTGTGATTCTTATCCTTGAATAATATCGCGACATCTTAATCGACTGATGTCCCGCAATCGACATAATGGTTTCATCAGGCGCTCCTGATTCAAACAGTTTCGTAATGATCTGATTGCGAAAGTTCCTTGGCTGCAGCCACTCCAGTCCGGTCGTTTTGCGCATCGTCCTGAATGCCGACCGTATAAAGTACGGCGACGCCGGCCTCGCCACGTCATAGGTCCCTGGTTTCAGACGAAACGGGAAAATATAATGGTCCGGATGCCACGCTCCCAGGCGTTTTGCCCGCTCCACGATCCTGCGTGCTTGTTTCGCCGCAACAGCATTCAGCGGCACAACACGTGCTCGAAATTCGTTTTTCACCTTGCTATCAGGAATATGGATCGTCGCCGGCTGCTGCTCCAGAAATACGTGTTTCATCTGCAAGTGCCGCAGCTCGATTCCCATGGCTGAAGTATTATTTGTCAGCGACACCGCCCAGTACGCCACGCTCCAGTCGGGATTCCCTGCCACCACGCGGAAAAATCTTTCTTCTTCCTCTGCCGTCAGCACCTTAGGCGGCGTCCAATTCGGCAGTGGTAGCGGCTTATAGTGTTTCTCGATCAAGTCCCATAGGTCCGCCGTCTTCAAGATCTGCGCCATGGTATTCAATTCATGGTTCACGCATGACGCGCCCGCTTCCATTCTTCTCTGCCGCTGGTATTCAAGAAAGTGCCCAATATGGATCTGCGACAGCAGCACGCCGTCAAACATCTTCCTCAAGTTGCGTATGTACCATTCATACATTTCGATGGTACGCGGCTTCTTGCTATGCATCTTCTTGATCTCCAGCCACTGCCGGGCCGCTTCCTGGAAAGGAAGAGTACGAAACTGTAATGGTGTCATTACTCTCATAAAAACTTTTGTGCCTGCTTGCTTTGCAGCTCTCCGGCCGGAGGGAGTGGCCGGGCGATCTGCCTACTTGGGTTCAATGTTTATTCTATGTTATTCGATTTATATTCGCTACAACAAAATATAGCGTAACTGTGGGGCAGGCGACCACAATATATGGTTTTGGCTGCATTTCCAGCTGCCGCGCGCATCTTGCTATCCTCCCACCGGGGGTGCCAACGGCGTGCCCACCGGCAGCAGCGCCTGCACGCTTTCAGGCGTGATTTCCCTGCCCTCCGCATCATGCGCCGCCTGGATCGCAATCGATGCCAGGTTGGCAAACGCCTCGGTCACGCGTTCCGCCGCAGCCGGATCAAAGCCGCCTGGGCCGCTGGCCGTCCCGGCCTGACCAATGATCTGCTCAATAAACAGCGCCGCGTCCGTCACTGTCTTCAGCATGCTCTTCAGTTTGTCTGCCGTGGGAATAATTGTCACAGAATTTGTTGCCAAGATTGCACCTCGTGAAAATCGGTATTTGGTAATTGGTTTTTAGTATTTGGCTTTTAGCTCGTGACCTGCGGAAGGGCGGCCATTTGTGGCTACGAGGAGCCTGCTCCTGCTTTTTGGGCTTTTTAGCCTGCATTCACTGTACGAAACCCAACTCTGGCCGCAACGCCGCCATCGCCTCATCAACATTCCAATGATCAGGCGGCCGCATAACTCCCACGGGCTTCTTCCCCATCAGCCCGCGCACTGCCCCTAGCAACGTGGGAAACTGCGCCAGGTAACCGATCACTGCTGCCTGTTTCTCTTGCAACGTGGCGGTCTTGTCTTTTGCCACTTTGGCCACGGCATACGCGGCAAAGGCTTCCACCGCGGCCACCTGCGCCTGGCGCGCTTTCTCTATCGCCTGCTGCGCTTCGCGGGTCTGTGGCAGATAAAAAGCTTTCGCATCAAAAGCTGGGTTTTGCGCGGCATCCTCTGAACCCCCAGCGCATAAGTGCCGGATGTCGGCATCGAAATGGTTGTAGCCCGCCACCGCACAGTCGATCAGCGACTTGCTTGTGGCCAGCGACACATATGTCGTCCGGTCCCACGTGCTCACGCAGCCCACAAGCAATCCGCTCGCCGGAATGATCACGCACAGCCACAGCACGCTGCTGATCTTCGTCCAGTCGGCAATGCTGTTCGGCTGGCTTCCCGGCAGCGGTGACTGTTTCAGGTACAGCAGGACGGCTTTCGCGCCAATCACCAGCGCCGCCGCGCCCACTTTGGCCAGCCCGGCGCGGGAGAAGTTGAAGCTCGCCGGGTCCAGTGACATGGTCGCCAACGCGGTAATCATTGAGCTCAGCGCAAACACGCCCAGCCCCTTGAACCAGGTTTTCAGGTTCATGGTGTTTTCCTCTTTTCTGTTGAAAGGTTTTGTGAAGTTGAAATTGTGAAAGTTGCGGATAGCTTTTGGCTTTTGGCCCTTAGCTTTTCGCTCTCAGCTCTTGGCTCTTGCGAAGCTCTTTCCCTGAGCGAGACAAGTGTCAGGGCGCGAGTTCACTCGTGCCATCTTTGCCATAAAGAGTCATTGGGCTTTAGCCCCTGATCACCGCAAAGGGCTAACGGCTAACAACCAAAGGCCAAGAGCCAACGGCTAGGAGCTTACGCTTCCGCCCTCTTGAGCCACCCGGCCAGATTTACCGCCAGCGCCGGATTCACCGCAGCCAGATGCCGGTAATACGCCGCACTAAATTGGCACAGCAACTGGTAATACGCTATCGGACCAGCCGCGTTGATGGCCGCCAGCGTCCTGGGGCCAATCACTCCATCTTCCGCCACGCGCGCATCCACCGCGACCAGCACATTCGCCGCCCGCTGGGCATAGACCGCGGCCTGGCGCGCTCCCATGTTCACGCCCATATCAAATAACTTGTTGGCCACATTTTGGTTCTCAACCTCGGCCAGCCTCATCGCGTCCCAGTATTCACGCTCTTCAATCTTCGCTGCCTCGGCCAGCGCGTCTTCTGCCGGCCCGGCAAAGAACTCCTCGGGCAGATCAGGATGAAACTTTTCCGCGATGCCGAAGCGCGTGCGTCCGCCGGCATCCACGGTCACCTTGCCGGAGCGGGTTGAATCTTCATGCCGCAACACAAATGCAAAAGCCGATTTGAAGTCAGCCATAAATACCTCCAGGAATCCAGAACGATTGTTTAGGTCCGCGAACAGGAAAAATCTGGTGCCGGTTTGCGAGTTCAAAAAATCTCTTTTAAAACAGGTCGATTTCCCGATTGTCTTATCCGCGTCATCCGTGTTCATGCGCGGTGAGTCTTCGCCCTTCCGCTTCCGGCGCTCACGGCGATTCCGGTCGATCACGGCGATTAGAGCGCCCCTTTCCACGTCTTCCCCGTCTTGATCGCCCGGATCGTTGTCGGAGAAACCCCAAACTCCCGCGCAATCTCGCTCATGTACATCCGGTCTTCCGCCAGCATCGTCTTAATGCGGCCCACCTCTTCCGCGGTCAATCTTGCCGAACCATGCCTCTCTCCGCGCGGGCATCTTCCCTTCTCCGCCATGTCCCGCACATTTTCTGCCGCGGTTCCCAGAAACAAATGCTCGGGATTCACGCACGCCCGCACATCGCATTTGTGGCAGACCACAATGCCCACTCCGATCTTGCCCCGAAACAGCATCCAGGCCACCCGATGCGCGCCGTGCTCCTTGCCGTTGTATCGCACGGCCCCATACCCATCGGGACGCACCAGTCCCTGCCACAGCCAGCATCCGCTGGCTGCGTCCTCGCAGACCTTGGCCAGAAATTTTTCCCGTGGAGTCAGTTTCATTTGTTGGTCTCGGTTTGATGCAGGTGAGCTTTCAGGTTCGTATCAGGGCACGGGCTTCAGCCGTGCCGTGGATGGCCTCAACTGGTTCCGGGCTTTAGCCCCTGCTGCACGCGAATTTCGCGACTGAAAACTTTAAGATGATTTGATTCGCGTTCTTCGCGTTGATTCGCGGCTGAATCGGTTTTCCTGATGGCTACACGCTGGCCGCATGCTTCCCATTCGCGCTGATGCCCTTGCGTTCGGCAAAGTCGCTCCACATGAGCTTGTGCTGGTACACAATGATTGACATCTTGCGGTAAATTCCCAGCAGCACCAACAGGTTCGCGGCGGTAGCGAAATCGGAAAAGTGGAATGGCATGGGTTCCTCTTGGAAAGTGTTGGGTCGATCTCAAAAAAGTAAAGCGGCCAACGGGCTGCCGCTAATGGAAATCCCTCGTTACTTTTGTGCGCCCGGGCCAGTCAGCGGAGAAAAATCTGGCTCGCCCGTGCAGCAACTCCGGATTACACTGTACGGAATGAAAGGTGCGATTTTCGCCATGGCTCTCCTGCTGGCCGGCTGCCCAGGGCGAGTCCAACAAGTTCAGCCGCAGGTCCAGGCACGGCCGTTCACGGCAGTGTTCTATGGCGACTCTCTGACGTCTTTTTGGGACCTCTCGAAGTCATTTCCCGGCAGTCCTTATGTCAACCGCGGCGTTTTCGGGGCGACGGCCGTCACGCTGGCGGCTGATTTTGATACTGCCGTTTCGCCCGGCCATCCCGGTACGGTGATGATTCTGGCCGGAACCAATGACGTGCTCCAGGGCGACAACGCCGGCCATATTTTTTCTGTCCTGACCGCCATGTATGACCAATCGCGGAGTCAGGGCATCCGGTTTGTGATTTGTACCCTGCCGCCCATGCGCTCCACAGAGGCCGTTCATAATCCTGTGATTGTCGACCTCAACAGCCAGTTGAAGGCATATGCCGCGACCAACAAAATCCCTCTGGCGGATTATTACTCCGCCCTGGTTGATCCCGCAGACGGAGAGTTGCAGCCGGCGTTCGCAGCCGACACCGTCCACCTCAACGATGCCGGCTACGCCGCTATAGCTCCCGTCGCCCAGGCTGCTTTGTTACCCATACAGCAATGAATGCTGCTTGGTCGAGGTTGATCTGCACTCGCTGGTATCAGTGATAGACTTTTGGGGACGTCTCCCGGCTGCCTTTTCCTATGCCTGAACCAGACTACGTACGAGCACGGATGTTCCGCGAGTATCGCTTGATATGGTGGAGCGACCGCGCCGGCGAATTGACTGCCGTATCGGGCCTGGTCTTCCTTACATGGAGCGTCGCAGCCTGTTTTTATCCACACCTTTTCAATTGGCTATGGCTCGGCTTTATCATATGGCTGATTGGCTGCGTATGGGTCCAGCGGTTTACCAAAAAACAATATCGCGAAAAAAGCATCAATCAGGACCCACCCACTTCGCGCTCAATGTACAAGTCAACATTCATAGACCACTACCCTGAGCGATGGCATTTGGCGACCAAGGCGGCTGGGGTCTATGACGGCGAAACCGCTTCTGAATGCGGTATTGAATACTTCATTGCGTGTGACACCCCACCTCCGTTGCTTGACAGGCTGCGTGTTCGCTTTAGTGAGTGGCGGCTTTCCCAAAAAAGTTTACACCTCAACTGAACCAGTTCCACCACAGACAAAGCAGCACAGCGTCTCTTCAGCAATCGCATTGTTCTCGCCGCCGCAAACACGTTTCAGGTAGCTTGTTTATGGTGGAGTTGACTCAGTAAGAGAGCACGATGTCTTCTATCTCTGAACCATTGCCTAGGCGACCAATAACAGATAGCTTGCCGCAATCTAGTCGAAATATGGTTGCATCGTTCGCACTCACCCAATCGTTCGTTGGAACGTACATCAAAGAGCGCGCGACTGTGCGGGCAACCAGCAGTAAGCCGCCATTCTTTAGGCGCTGTTTCAGTGTTGCAACACCGGCACGAATGCGGTCCGGATGGAAGTAAGCCAAATTTAATATGTTCGCCGCGCGGATCACGTCAAATCGGCCTATCCACTCTGGCGGGTTTTGCTCGAATACGTCATCTGTCACTACGCTGAGACCATTCGCTAACTGCGATTTAAGAGTAACTTCATCGGCTGGGAGTGATGGCCTATCAAGAGCCTTGAATAGTTGCAGTGCTGCTGCTTTAAACGGTCGCAATACCGTGCTCCTACTTGGAGAAAAGCCAAACCCAGCGATGTCGAAATGAAGCACATTACGGCTGTCGTCAACCAGAACGTCGAAGCCCTTAAATACATGGACCAACCTAGCTGTTGGCATTCTGTCTGTCGCGATAATTCTGTGGTTCGGAAAGCGCCGCGCTAACTCTACCGTAGTAATACCTGATGATACGGCTACATCCATGATATCCAGCGGGCCGCGCGAAGGCAGATGCAGCATCAGCAGAGTGTCCACATCTGCCAACCGATTGCGATCTGTGGTCATAAAAGCGCCACATGGCAACATCACGCGCGAGAGGAATTCTCTCTCAAGAGCAGGATCATTGCTTTTGCGGAATTCTCTCGCGGTTGGATGTTTGGTTGACATAGAAACAGAGTTTATCACTTATGATTTATTTGGGTTATCCGAGATCAGCAGCACGCAGGCAAAGCGTGGGCAACGACGGCATCAACCGAGCAGCCGCTCGTCTTTCAGTTCGGCGAGAACTGGACACTTTCTTTCGCTGGGCAATTCCCTTGCATGCTCACTGCATTCGGTATTGAACTTCGACCATTGCATTTTGCGGAGTTGTGGTACAGCCTGAGGCGGCAGTTGAAACTCCCACCCTTAGAACATGGCCTGCGGACGCATTAATCAAAAGAGGACCACTATCTGAAACTTGAGCGCTTTGAGTCAAGGTCGTCAAAGTACTTGTGTTCGTCATATCAGCAATGTTTAGAACAGCATTTGTAGTACATCCTGCTGGAGCGTTGGCGTAAGTGATTGACTCAAATCTAAGAATGGTAATCCCCTTGGGGATGGTGATTTGAGAGACACCGGTAATGATCGTCAAATTACCTGGGACGAATGTGCTCCACGTCATAACAGGAGCTTCCGAAATTGTGATGCCGTTGAATTGAGGAGAGATTAGGTTCTTGTTGGTTAGAGTGTCAGTGGTGGCCCGGCCGACCAGGGTATCTGTTGACGTTGGCAGAGTGAGAGTGCCAGTGTTGCTGATGGTTGAAATCGCTGGCGAAATCAGGGTCTTATTCGTCAGCGTGTCGGTTGTGGCCTTACCTACCAGCGTATCGGTGGCCGCTGGCAGCGTGAGCGCCCCTGACGCCACAGCCGACGCGCTCACGCTGGTGCTGCCCGACGTCCCGCCAAAGAACAGAATGGATTTCCCCGGCTGCGATATATAAAGATTTCCCGTGGCATCGGTCAGCCGGACTTGCTGGCCGCTGCTGCTTTGTGCCGTAAGCCCGCCTGCTCCGTCGTTGAAAATGAATGCGGTCAGCGTATTTGCCGCCGTGGGAATCTGAATCTGCGCGGCTTTGAAGTTGCCGCTTACGTCTCCGGCCGTGCCGTTTCCCGCGGCGACCGTGCCTGCGGCGGTACGGGAAAGACCGGCATCGGAAGACGCTCCGAACGTCAGCGCGCCGCTGTCTTTGAGCGAAGCAAGCACCGTGTTCGTGCTCGCCGTCCGTTTCAGAAAGTCAAACTGCCAGCCTGAGCCGTCGCCAACAATCAGCGCACCGCCGTGCGGCGTGGAGTTCTGGCTGAAGAGATACGTGGCTGCCCCTCCGCCTGTGGGCAACCCTGTTGCTCCTGAGCTCGCAAGGACGCCGGTTGCGGAAATAGTTGTTGCGGTGGCAGCTCCAAGATTGGGCGTGGTCAGGGCCAGAGAAGCGGCCAGATCGGATGAGCCAACCGTGCTGCACGTTGGGGCCGCCGCCAGATTTAGCGCTCGAACAAATTGATTGGTGCAACTGCCAATCCCTGGAATGCTGGCCGGTATGTTGGACGCCGTCACGGTTCCGGTAGCCGACAGGTTTCCCGCGACGCTCAGGTTTCCCGTGACCGCATTGCCGGAAAGCGGCGCCGGTGTGCCGAGGTTCAGCGGCGCATAGGTATCAAAATTAAAGCTGGTTCCGGAAAAGCTGACCTGCGTGTACCGCAGCACTTCCTGCCCGGTGGAAGAGTCCTTCACCGTGACGCGATAGTAGACTCCGGCGGGCTGCGTGGTGGCGGGATTGGGAACGGTGAACGCCGTCGGCAGGGCGCCTGCCGTGACTTGCGAACAATATTGACGTCGCAAGAGCTGTCCGCCGCCGCCAACGCCGGTGCTGATGGGATTGTCATTCTGGTCGGTGGCTATGAAGCACAACTGTCCGGCTGCCAGCCTCTGCTGGTTGAGATCAGTAATGTTAGTGGCCGTTACGGTGGTCCAGTTCTGTGCCTGGGCGTTGATTGCCAGGAAAAGCTGCGCTCCCCATAAACAGCAAAGACCGATCATGAAAGACTTTTTCATTCTGGCTCCAATGTTTTTAATCCTTGCCGCGTGTAATTTGAATGCCTGCCGCTCGGCACATCTAACGATTTCGGTTGCGCGCCGTGGCTAGGCCGGCAACCGCAACTCTGGCCGGCCATCACGGACCTGCGTTTCAATCACGCGATGTTTGCCACCGGCGGGTGGCGCCGCCGGCGGAGTGAAGGTGATGGTGATGCGGATGAAATCCACGCCCGCCGTGCTCGGTGCGCCGCCTGTCCATTCCACGCAACTGATCTGCACGCCAAAGTTTGTGGCGTTGATGTCGGCCGGGGCCCACGTTGTTCCCCAGAGCGTGGAACCGCCGCCGTATGTGTCAATGCCACCGGCTGACAGCCATCCGTTGCCTGCTCCCGTGTGCCCCAGGTTGGTACCAGTGGCAACGCCGCCCTTTAGGATGGTTACGTCCACGTCTGTGGGATTGCCGATGCCGCTGACCGCCTGCTTCTTGATCTCCACGGTGATGCCGTTGATGGTGGACCCGGTCGGAATCGCAAAACCGAAATTCGTGCCTTGCAACTCATTGGAGGCGCCGCTTGCGCCCAGGACCACTTGCGCGTTTACGCCGTCGTTCGCAGTAATGTTGCCTGGACTGGTCCAGCAAAAAGTGGTCGATCCATTACATGTTCCCGATGTTCCTCCCGTTCCTGCGATGTTCGGGCCGGCCGTGTTGGCGAAGGCCAGCGCAATCATCGCCAGAAGAAAGAGAATGGCAGCGTACCTGCGTCTCCTCACATCGACCTCCGAATCGTGAAGGCTACGTTGACTACCCTCACGGTGGCGGTGGAGGTATCCGTGTTGTCGCGGCCAAACTTGATGTGAAGCACGTTTCCCGCCGCGCAGCCTGTCATGGTGATCGCGGTTTGCGAAGTGACATTCATCGCGTTGTTGGCGCCCACGGTGCCTGAGGTGATCGTGTTGGCCGCGTTGAAAGCGGGATCAAAAGTTGCTGCTGCAGCCGAGCACGCCGTTGCAACCGTAAACTTCACGGTGTTCGAGCCGCCGCCCGCGGTAACCAGCCAGTCGATATCCACATCGACATTTCCAGTCCAGCCGGGCGAAAGAGCGAAAGATGTCTGCATGGTACGGGCAGCAGTGTCATCAAAGTCCATGGTTCCCTGCTGCGTATTTGTGCCCGTAAGACAATTTGGAGTAGGCGCGTTCGTTGTCGGCAGGTCCCAGTTCGGACTTGCCGTAGCGTTGTTGCATCCCGCAGCAGGAATCTGAACGTAAAACGGAAGCGTGATCGTATTTCCAGCGGCTTCTGCGTCGATGCTTTTATTCGTCAGCGTATCGGTGGTGGCCCGCCCTAGAAGAATGTCCGTCGCAGCCGGGATACTCACGGTCGCAGATCCCGCGGCGGCGCTCAGAGTGTTGCCATTGACCTTGATTACGTTGGCGCTGGCTGTATCAATTGTTTTGTTACTGAGCGTGTCGGTGGTGGCTCGACCAAGAAGCGTGTCCGTGGCGGCCGGCAGAGTGAGCGTTCCGGAAGCGGTGGCGGCGGCAACGATCGCCGTTGTCCCCGAGGCTGACCCGCTCAAACCCACTCCTGGCCCGCCTCCAATTTGGATGACGTCTGATGCGCTCTTGCTTAGAGCATTCACATCCGCCGTGTTGGCATTGTTGCGAAACTTTATGGCGTCGTTCGCAGCGAGTTCAATCTGGCCCGACGCCGCTGCATTTGCCGAGTTGCTCTTGAACGTTGCCGCGGTGATAGCGTTTGCCGCGGCATTAATTGCTCCAGTCTTGAGCGTGCCCACCGAACTCACGTCGACGGTGGTTGCTCCGGTGGATCCTCCGAGATGGGTTAGCGTCAGCGTGGATGGCGGGTTCGCGCCCGCGCCGAGAACATCTTGAATCCCCCAGGTATCGGCATTCGACGCACTGCCAGTCCAGTAATTGCCCAGCAGGCTCAGCGTGGGTGAGTTTACGTTGCTGCCGGAGGTCGCCGCAGTCGTCGTCGGGATCTGGAGCGCCGAATTCACCTGAACAAACGAACCCGGCGAGCCGCTATGGTTGAGAATCAGAAATGAATTCGGGTTTGTCCCAGCCGCAAGAAAGCTTTGTGCGGTCCAGTTATCCGCGGCAGCAGACGTTCCATTCCAGTACGATCCATTCCAGGACTCAGTGATCGACCCGAAATTGCTGCCTGAAGTCGCCGTTCCAGTGGCTGGCAGCGTCAGGTTGCCGATAAACGAAGGATTATTGATGGTGACGCCCGAAGAATTGATCGTCACCTCGTTCGTTCCACCCGACTGGAGAGTCCAGCCAGACGGGCCGTTCACGGCGTTGCTGTTGGCGGTGGCTCCATTGATGCCCAGCCCCTGCACGCCGAGCAAGCCAAAATTCGACCCGCTGAAAGAGCCGGTTATCGACAAATTGCCATTCACGCTCAAATTCCCGCTCACGGCAGTTCCAGTCAGCGGAGCAAATTGCCCAAAATTGGTGGGGGCATAATTGTCAAAGTTGAAGGTTGCGCCTGTGAAGCTCACCTGGGTGTACCGCAACACTTCTTGCCCTGAGTTCACGTCCTTCACAGTTACTCGATAGTAGATTCCAGCAGGGGTTGTGCCTGCCGGATTCGGGACAGTGAATAATGCCGCCGTGCCGTTGGTCACAGCAGAGCAGAAAGCCCGCTTGAGCACTTGTCCGCCGCCACCTACGTTGAAACTGATGGGCGCGTCATTCTGGTCGGTGGCCAGAAAACACAGCTGCCCCGTCGCCAGCTTCTGCTGATTAAGGTCAGTGATGTTTGAAGCGGTGACCGTAGTCCAATTTTGTGCGCTCAGGGGAATCGCGCACGCCAGCATGATCGCTAACAAGACAAGCTTCTTCATTGCTGCTCCTGAAATTAGATATGCTGCGATCCAGCGTGGAATCGCTGCTGCAAGATTTCTTTTGCCGTGAGTGCAGTTGTTGGGTTAGAGCGCATTCCGGAACTTGACCTCTGGATGAATCGCCGACGCTTTGCGCGCCACGTCCAGCACGCTGTCGGTCTCGATGATCCCGAGGTGGGGATGTGCGGTTAGGGCTTCCAGATGGTGCTGCGCGAACTTGTATCCCGCAGCACCAATGTGGTTTTTGAGCGGCTTGTTACCATCGACTGAAGGATGCGGCAGGATCGCCACCGCAGGATGAGCGTGAAACAGGTCTTCGCTACGCTCGTCGTGGTCAAAGCTGGTCATCATCAGGACCAGCCCGCCAGCCAGGTCAATGTAATGCGACCCGATGGCAGGATGGAACAGCTGCGCCATCGGCAACAGTACCGGCTCCTCAGGCCCGTCAGGCATGGCCCGCATTCCGGTCTGTACTGCGCCGCTCCAGATGTCTTTGGGCAAAACGTAAAGTCTTCTCATAGGTATTGTGTTGTCTTTTTAACGCAAGAATCGCCGCCGGTAGCGCCTATGGCCCCGCGCGCTTAACTAAAGGGTTGAAGATTGTGTTGCAGGATGCAGGGAGATTTCATGCCAGCATAGAAAACATGCCGCTTGCTTCGGACCGTCACCGAAACTTTGTGGGAACAGTATATTTCCAACGCATGGTTGACGGGATAAGTGATACCTGTGGTGCACGGGACTGCGTCTTCCAGAGAGAGCTGTGCAGCCCGTTTCATGGACCCATCTTCCAATGTGAACGGATGGCCCGGCGTAGTAGCCAGCCAGTCATCAACGTTGAAAGAAGTATGTACCCATTCGCGGCTGACGCCGTTCTTCACCACTTCAGAGACTTCGGCCCAGCCGTCTGGAGTGTCCTGGTCTTGTGGGCATCTGACCCAGTCACCCGCAACGAGGTCGCGCACCTTGATAACACCTTTCTTCTTCTCCCGCACCAGCACGTCATCGCGCAGGCACGATCCGCCTGTTCCGCCGCCTGAGCCGCCACCGGTGCCGGAAGTTGTAGTGGACGCGACTACCGGAGCGGAGGAAAGCGGAAAATGGTCGCCACGGGCCTGTTCCTGCACCCACGCAACAGCGGTTCCGGAATGGGCCCAGCTCGGAGAGCCGGTTCCACCTGTCGCCACCATGGTCACGACCTGGTTGATTTCATCGATGAACGGATAAAAATTGTAGCTCGTACCCGCAGCCAGGCCGGTAATGGTTTGCGACCCGGAGTAACTGTTGACGCTCATGGCCCTGTCTGTGCGGCTGGCCGTGATGTTCCAGCTCCAGGTGATGGAGTTGGTAGTACTGGTATAGGTCAGGCCGCCGGTGTAAGTGTTTGACATCGAGCCCTGTTTGCCAATTTCGTCGCCCGCCGCACTCCATTGTGGAAAGAGGAAGCAGTCGTCAAATCGAGCGTCGACCTGCAATCCTGACATCGTCCACGGTGAGGCGCCGGTGTTCTGGAGAATGCCAACGCACCAAACGGCAACATAGGCCGGCTTATTCTGGTTCGCCGCTCCGGGGAACGCGGTCGGCAGAGTGAAATAGGTCGATTGCAGGTAGTATCCGCCATTGAATACCGCCGAGCCTGCCGGTCCAATGAAGTTGGCATCGGGATTGCCACTTCCCAAACCTGCACCGCCAGTGGCTGAGTCCCACTTCATCTGGGCAATCACGGCCCCGGAAGCGTCGTATGCGATTGCCCGAATCGAGCCTGAGAAGCCGACTCCTGCCGGCAAACTGCCATCTACCACCAGACGTATCCATCCGCCAACGCAGTAACTCTCGCCCGGTGTCACCCGCACCTTGTCGCTGATGATCCCGTGCGTATAGAAATGTCCGTCATTTGGCAGGACAGCACCTGCCTTATTTAACAGCAGCGCACCCAGGCCACCCGTGCGCGGGCTGGTTGTCTCAAGATCCATGGTCATATATGGATCACCGACAGATGCGAATCCCGAACCGTTCCAGACCGTCCAGTTGTCCCCGAGCCTTTGCCCATTCGCAATGACGGTGATGCCCGGATAGGTAGAAATGGGGGTCCCAGCAACGTTGTATTCAAATCCTGGGTTCGCCAGAAGGTTCTTTGAGACAGTTTCCATCTGGCAAAACTTGCCGGTCACAATGAACTGGTACGCCGTGGCATTGGCTATGCTCTGTTCCATCAACCCGCTGGTGTTGAAGGAGGTGAATTTCAGGTAGAGCGTCTTGCCGACAAACGAAGGATCGTAAACATAGGTGAAAATCGAGTCGTCGAGCCGGGTAAAGCTTTCGCCTGCCGCATGCGTGGTGACGTTACTGCCGAATAATCCGCGACGCACGTATACATTGCCTGCAGAGTCCTGCCCGACGTTGTACCTGTTCGTGGCCAACAGCGTTACGCCCTGGAACGCGATGAACTCCCCTCCGGCATAACACAATGTGCGATATACATCAGCGTCCGCCTGGGTCCCCGACTGCAGAACTCCCGCGCTCTGCGTAAGGTCAACAGGAAAGTAATTTGTAACATCCGGATCTGATCCGGAGTTGATGAGGGCGGTAACCGTCACCGAGGCGCTCGTAGTCGGAATATAGGGCGTCATTCCGCTTGTTTTTTCCAGTTGAGCGCCGAAAACCTGCACCGAGGCTGCCGACCCTGTGCCACTGGTGGGCAGAATCGTAATACCGCCGAGCATGCTGCCGGAGTTTACCAGAGCGCCCGCAGCGCAAGAGAATGAAAATCGCTGCCATGTTGTAGTCGCCGTCAACCCGCTGCTGCCTAGAAGCGTGGTCGTAATGTCACCCAGGAGAAGTTGAATCGGTTGTGTGCCGCTGGCGGTTCGGGCCCAAATCGAAAATGTCCACGGACTGGCGTTGGCGTTCGCACTGATGATCTGTTGAAGGTCTGCGGCATGGGCAAGAGTGGAAGTATTCCGGGAAAGAGTGCTGGCTGATGTGCCCGCGGTATCCGGTCCGAAAGCATTACCCTGAGCGAGAGTACACCTGCCATCCACTCCCCAACTCGAAGTGTTGAACCCATTTGAATTCAGCAGCAAATTCGAACGGCTGCTGGGCACCCCGGTGATTATCCCCATGCGCGACGGTCCAAAGATCTGGCCGACCTGCTGGTATTCGCTATTGTCCTGGCTGATCCATACATGGCAGCCGCCCCAGTTCGGATTGGCCACTCTTTCAGCTGTGTAAGTGGTCAGAGTGTACGCGCTCATGGTGTTGGAGTTTTCCAGTTGCGCTCCCCACAAATGCAGCGTTCCGGCTGAAGCAAGGTTGTAAACAAAGACCCGAATGGATGTTGCCGCTGGCCCCATGGTTCCGGTAACGGAGAATCGCTGCCAGTTTGACGTAATCGGGAATGCGGTATTGACGATGACTGCGCCGGTTTGGTCTTCGATCAACAGATTTGCTGAATTCGTGCCGGAAGGCGTTTTCACCCAGCAACTGAAAGTGAAAGTCTGGTTCGCCACAGGTATCGGTGGCGTGACATCTTGCCGGATATAGGCGCCGGTGCCGGCCACGGAGTAAGCAACCGCATCGGCAGCCGCACCGCCGTTGGGATCGGTTGCCGCATTCGCCGTTACCGTCGTATTAACATCGCTCCAGACTGCATTATCAAACTGCTCGGAGTACAAGAGCAGGTTTCCCCAGGTCCCGCCGGAAACCGCCATCCATATTTCGTGTTGCCCGCTCTTGGACATCAGGAACGGCGCTTCAAACACGATCGGTGTATTCACGTTGCCAGGGTCGGCATTGGCCTGGGGAACAAAGCCGCCAGGTCCCTGCTGCGGATAAAGAGTTGGTGACGCCGTGCCGAAAGGAAAGTCCTCAGCATCAATTTCAAGCTGACCGTTGTCGTTTTCGCGAATCGCGGTGATCCGCACCGGCTTTTTGTTGTATCCCAGCTCCGGCACTGTCAGCGTGACCAGATCCATAGGTTCCAGCAGGTTGAACTGCCAGCCCAGAGTGATGGTGTACGTTGCCCGAATCTCCACCTCGCGTTTGCGCAGGAAATTTGCCACCTGCTTGGCCACCGCGGCGGTAGTGATGGAGTGCGCCTGCTTCGGTGAAGCCTTGCGCAGGCCGTACACGGCGATCATGGCGTCATCTTTGTCTTCGGCGATCTCAATGTTGTAATCGTTCGCTCGATTCAGAAATTCCACTGACACAGAATTCATCACATCGGCGATCGACGGTCGCTTCACCGTAATCGGGGACAGAAAATCATTGCTGCTCAGGTCATAGACCGGCGAAGTGCTGGGCAGGAAAGTCGCTCCGTTACCCACTGCAGTGGTGTCGCCATAGGGAACGATTTTCAGCATTCCCTCGCTCCAGACCGCGGCGGAGTTCGTTACATCAAGACTTTCCTGGATCCAGTCCGCGGCGGATTTCTGGGCGTCGAGCACGGGTGACAGGAAAATGCCGTTGGCGACGCAATAGTTTGAGTATTGCGTCAGGTCTCCCATACGAACTTGCTGCTCCGGCTGGACTGTAACGGCTGCTCCTGTGCCGACATTCCAGCCGGCAAATGTGCGCTGGGCCACAGGCACCAGGTTGACTCCGTCAGAGAGCCGGATGATCGCAGGGTCACGCGCCACCACATTGAGGGAATCGGAAACCGAATTCACCGTATTAAAAACAATCTGGAGATCGGCCGCGCCTGTGCCTGTAAACGGCAGCGCCAGATTCTGTGTGACACCCGGCTGCACTGTGGTCGCAGCGCCAGCATGATTGGTGCTAATGCTGAGAGGCGACGTGCCCACGTTCGTAACCGTTATGTTGACCTGGTAGGACACACCGGCCGTGTCCAGGCCGAGATCCAAGTAATACTTGAAGAACGTGGTTCCGCCGCTGCTCTGAATTCGGTGCGATCCTGTGCCGAGCCCATAGAAAGGATTGGAGAGCAAGTCGGCAATCACGTCTTTAGGATTACAGTCGGTAATCCCGGCATTGAACGGAAGAATTCCCAGCACCTCGAAGGAAAGGTTCGGCAGCGTTCCACTTTCTCCTAGGTCCATGGCCGACGACGCAACATAGGCGACGCCCCCATAGCCCAGGTCTTGGCCCGGATGGCGCGACGTCAGGTAACTCCAAGACGTTTGCGGGCGTGTCCCCGTAAACAAGGTCAGGCTAAGTTTCTGCTGTGGCTGCCCGTTGGAGTTTGAGTCCGGCACCGAATACACATAGGTGATCGTCATCACTTTGTTGGCGTCTGCACTGGAAAAAGTATGCAGGCCGGTCGTGGTATCCAACGTGTACTGCCCGGCGCCAGGCGAGCTGCCCACCAGCCCCATCGGCGTCTGCTGACTGCCGGAGAACGTGCTGGAACCGTCAGAGCCGTAATCATTCACCAGAAGGCTGAATGCATCCTGGCGCGACACGCCGCGGCCGGAATGAAAAATGCGCCCATCGGGCGGCGGAAGAAACGATCCGCCTCCGACGGGAACGGTGAACTGTGCCGATGTGGTCAGCAGCGTCAGCCGCCCTTTGGTGTCCCACACGTTATGGATGTTCTGGATCGGCCCCAGGCATAGGGCCGTCGCCACGGCACTTTGATACGTGTACGTAGTATTGGTAATTGCGTTGCCGCCGCCGGAGCCCAATCCCTTACCACCGACTTTTTGCGTCGATGTATGGGGAATGGCCGCGAAATCGCCGCTCCACAGCAGACGTCCCGAGACCCGGTTCTGGCCGTAAACAATTGGGATCACCTGTCCATACGAACTGGTCTGCACCCGCAGCGCGTTCAGCAAATTGGGTTTTGCCGCGAGCGCATTCTTACCGCCGCCTTTGCCGCCTGACATTAAGCCCATATCGCTTCGCTCCGGACCCGCACAGAGATTTACTTGCTTAAAATTCGTCTGCCATCGTAGTTGGCCGCTCAGCTCGATCTCGCGGCTGATTCCGGTTATTGAACACTGACTGCTATTGCAAAGTGTTTGCGCTCGCGACCCAGCAATTCGCCATCGCGCAGAGCATCGCTCAGCAAGACGCCGTGAGGAATATATGAGTGAATTACGATCGGCCATTCCACGACGATGGCACCGTGAGAATACGTCCGGCCAAAGCGGAATACGACGAAGTCTGCCGGCTGCGGTGGCCCGCCGGTTTCCACCACGAACTTTTGAATTTCCCTGAGATAAAGTTCTTCCGAGCGATGAAGATGCCATTGCACGGAATACTCCGGAGGCCGATAGTCACGCGGCAGCACGCCGCACTCCTGGTACACGGACAAAGGGAACATGGCACAATCCGCGCCCCCGTGCTTCACCCGCGCGTGATGATGGTACGGGGTGCCCAGCCACTCCTTGGCTGCGCGAACGATGTTGGTCCGCTGCTCAGCCGTGAGTCGTTGCATAGTGTGTGTTTACATTTCTTCTTCAAGGATTTGTTCGACCAGGAAAGGACTGACCGGCCCAAACATGCGAATGCCGGCCTTCATGGCTTCCGTGTGTGTCTTGTGAAAGCCGCCAAAAGTATGTTTTCCCACCAAAATGAATTCGCCGCGATGTTCCGCCACCCATTCCCGTTTGTGCCGATGAAAGAAGGTGAGTGCATCGCTGAGCTGCGTGGCCTGATGTTTTCGCAGAATCTCGGTCGCGTTTGGTACCTCAATCATTGAGCATTTCTCCTAGATCGCGGTTTCTGGCGCAGGCACGTAAGGGAAACCTTCAAAGTTCGCCACGTTGTTGAATTTTCCCGTACAGGTGGCCTGAGTCTTGTCACATCCCGGGTAAGCCGTGAATGTGTCCCCAGCGTTGGGAGCAAAAGGCAAGGGCGAGTTGAACGACATTACCCCGGCCACATATTGGCGAATGGCTTTCACCAGGCCGGTGTTCGGCCCGCTGGTAAAGATCAGCTGGCCATTATCGAAATACTTATCCGACTGGGACGACCCGGAGATGATCTTGTTCGCCGTGCTCCCAGCCTGTACCACAAGGTTGTTGGCAAAGCTGGCCTTGAATAATCCGCAGCGCGCGTCGAAGAGCGTGTTGGTGCAGCCCGGCTGTAGGATGATTGCCGGAAGCTGCAAATTCAGGTAAGCCGTGCCGGCGTTGACGGTCAACTTTGCCGAAGAACGGGTCAGTTCATCGACCGCGCCAATGAAGCCGGAAAACCTCACCACCGTTCCAATCTGCTCTGAGGCCGAATCCATGAACAGACGATCTATGCGGAAAGCGGCGCCGTCAAAGATGCCTTGGCCGATTGCCTGGAGAATCGGCACGCCATTGACTGTGTCGGTCAAGCCGGCTTCAAGCGTCACCTCCAGAGTCGCAACCTCCATGCCAAGCTTCTCTTCAATGGCGGAGCGGGCGATGCTCGGCGGACCGGTCAAAAATGTGTTGCCTAGCACAATGAGGTTTGTATCCCAGGTGTTGTAACGCAACGCTGTGCCGTTCTTCAAAATGATGGTGTAGAGGTCCGCCATGCGAATCTCGGTCGCGGTCTGAAGCCAGGTCGCGAGATTGTTGCCGCCGATGTTTGAGGGTGTCTTCATTTGCGCACCGTAATCAGCTGGACTTCCTTGCATTCATAAAGATTGAAATAGAAATTGCTGAACTCGATTCCTTCTTTGCCGCTGCGGGAACTGCCGGTATGGAACCGGACCCGGTGCAACATGATGAAATCGGCTGTAATGCTTGCGCCCGGGGCCGGCGCTAAAGTGAACGTTACCAGGCCATTCGCAATTGTGTAGTCCGTTCCCTGAACCTGGGGCGCGCGTCCGGTCACATACACGGTAGCCGTCTGATTCATTGGGTTCTGCACCGCTTCCAGGAAACCGCCGATGTTGCGGACGATTTGGAAAGACTGCGTTGCGCCATCGCCTGTGCCAATAGGCTGACCGGAATAGACTGAATCTTCGAGCCGATCTGTGAGATCGGATTCGTTCAGGAGAAAATCGTCATATTGGCCGCCACGTGCCAGGAAGAAACCAACCAGTGTTTCCAGGGGTGTTTGTTCGCTTTCGTCCCGCAGCCTGGGATCGTTGAGCAGGTACTCGTAGCTGAGGGTGTATTCCCAGATGGGATTCTGGAAATTCTGAATGCGCACTTCGCGACCGGCAAGCGATTCCTGTATCTCCGTTGAGAACGTGGGCGTCTTGACGATGTTCCACGCCAACCCCTTGATTTTCGGAAAGAGAATATTCGACATTTTGCTCTTTACCCTTTTTACGGCAATAAGAAAAGCAGCCCGCAGGCTGCCTGAGTCAACCCATCCAACTGTTTCACTTGGCTGCAATGCCTCTCTTCTTGAGCACGCGCGCCACTTCGTTGCCGATCATGTTGCCGTGGCGCCGAATGTGTTGCTGAAAGGATTCGGCGTCGACGGCGTTTACTGAGTGGTTCACGACCACAGTAAGTCCGCCGCCAATCGCGCCGTCGAAGCCTTTCCCTGACATGGATGCCGGCAATATAGTTTCACCTTTGTGCACCAAGGCGAGGCCGGTCTGCGGTACGACTCCTCCCAGTTCGAAAGCGGCCAGACCGGCCCAGAGCAAGCCCTGCGCGTACTGAGCAGAGGCCATGGCCGCAGCAGCGGGCGGGAAGATTGCCGAGTAGTAGGCAAAAGCGCCTTCAGCCGCAACGGCCGCCAAAGACTGGGCCCTCGCTACGTTGGCGTCGCTGTCAGTCTGGGTTTTTGTCTTGCCAAAGACCATCATGAGAATCTGGCTTTCAATCCACTCCACAGCGATCTTGAGAAACATGTCGATGAGGCTCTCTGCCATCTTGCCAAAGGTTTCGATCATGCCCTGGCCAAAGCCTTTTCCGGTTTCCAGCATCTTGTTAAAGCTGCTGATGAACCCGCTGTTCATCTGCTGGATCATGCCCTGCCAGGCCACCTTCAGCTGATTGATGGTGTTCAGCATGTCAGTGCGAAGCTTTTGCGAGAACTGCTGGCCAGTCAGGCTGAGGCCTTTCAGCTTCACGTCTAGCTGCGAGATGATGTTGCTAAATTGCGCGGTGGAGCGATCCAGTTCGTCCTGAAGCTGGCGAGAGCGCTGCAACGATGCCTGATATTCGGGGGAACCCGGCCCCATGCCATTGGCATCAAGTGCCTTGCGGAGACGGTCCTCCAGGCGAAGCTGCGCTTCGATCTTCGTCCGCAGGTCGTCGAGTTCGCGGTCATATATCGCCTTGAGTTGATCGCGCTCCTGCTGGACGGTGATGAGACCGCGTGAAGCATTTGCCTTCACGAGTTCCGCTTCTCCATCAAGTTCGGTCTTTTCCTTTGCATACCACCTGTCCTGGGCCTTTTCCTGATCCTGGATGAAGCGTTCAAAGGCTTTGACGCGAATATCAGTCTTCTTCTTCTCTCCCTCGAGAATGATTTTCTCGCTCTCAGCTTCGAAGTTTTTCTGCAGTTGCAGTTGCTGCTGGTTCAGGACCTCGGTCCGGGTGTTGTAGTCCTGGGCGTTGTGCGCGTTTTTCTGGTCCACGGAGGCCCACCACTGATCGAGCAGATCCTTCTGCTCTTTCAATCCCGCGGCTTTGACGTCACGTTCTTTCTGCGCTAACTCTGTTGCAGCCCTGACCTGCGCATCGACCTGCGCTTCTGTATCCTCACGCATCACGCTGATGCGCGCCTTCTCCTTTTGCAAGCCAGCCAAGCCAGTCTTCTCGCGCTCCTCCGCCAGCTGTTTTTCCAGCCCGATGTCACGCGCAGTCTCGGCATCGACTTCCTTTTTAGTTTCCAGGCGCGCAACGGTTTCGCGCTTCTCAGAGTTCTCCTTTTGCGCCTTCTCAATGCGGCCAACCTGGTCCAGCGAATGGAGATATTCTGTCAATAAAGCAACGCGCTGCGTATAGTCATCAATGAAGCCAACACCTGCACCACCGGCCTTGTTCAGTCGCTTGAAGTATTCGAGCTTATCGACTTCCGCCTTGAGCTCATCTTCCACCGTTTTGCGATACGTTTTCAGCTTTTCCTCGGCCGTTCGGCGGGCCGTGTCCACCTCTTGCTGGGCGGCATCTTTCTCCCCCTTTGTCTTGGCGTCGCGCAGCTTGTTCTCTGCCATCGCAAGCTGGTCCTGGGCCGCGCGCCACTCGTACATCTGGTTCGTGACTTCTTTGAATCCTTCAGTCAGCGCGCCGCCGCCGAAGATCTCTTCAAACAGACCACCGATGACCTTCTTTTCCAGGACCTTGTTCTCTTCTTCCAATGCTTTTTCGAGGGAAGCGGTCAACTTATCGGCAGCGTCCCTGGCTTCAAGAATCGCTTCTTTGACCCTGTTATGCGAGACGCCGCCCCGAAGCTTGGATATTTGATCGTCGAGCTTCAAGTTCGCAATCTCGAGCGAGTGTGCTTCCCCATCAAAAGAAAGCGCCAACTGTGCCATCTGGTGCTCAGTGTTGAACGCCTCTTCGCGCATGCGCTTGTGTGCTTCCCAGATGTCCTTAGCCGCCTGGATGACCAGGAGCGCGACCTGCAGGTAGACATTGAGCCTGGCGGCGGCCCCTTCGGCGAACGAAGCCACAGACGAAGCAGCGCCATTCATCTGTGCTGCGGACTGCTGCCCGGTCGATGTGGCCTGCGAAAGAACTTTGCCCAGAGCTTCCGTGATCTTCTCGCCGGCATCTGCCCACAATTCGGCAACGGTGCCGGTGGATTCGCGAAAAAGCGATTCCACCTGTGACAGATCGTCTTTCAACTCGTTGACGTCAATCCCGATTCCGATTTTTACCGTGTTATCAGCCATGTCCTCACGTCCAAAAGAAAAGAGCAGCCCGCAGGCTGCTCTTGCAAAAAGAATTATGTTTATCGTCGATCGCTCATCTTGGGTGGCGCCTGCAGGCGCCAGCCGTCGTCATACTTCTTGAACGGGAGCACTGCATTCTTAACAGCATCGTCCGGCGGCACCGGAATTTCAACACGTGAATCGTCGGTGGGATTGAAAACGAAATTCCGGAGCTTCGTACGCTGGTCTGGCGTAAGTTTCTGGTACACGCTGCCATTTGCACGCAACATTTCGCCGAGCTCCGTCGGCTTCCATCGCCACTGGAATTCGGCCATGCGAACGTCCGCGCCTTTTCCCTGGTCACTGCTGATCCCGGTGACCGCGACAATCTCCATGGTGGCAAATGAGAACATGATGTTCCGATAATCGCAGCCGTTCAGGGTGTTGTGATAATCGTGCACTCTCAGGCGCTCCATGTTTGGAGCAGCTTTACCTTTGTCTGTTAACTTGACTTGCCAGTAATCGGTACCGTCCGATGTGACACTGACATAGCCCGCCTCACGCGCTGTGACAATCTCCACAACCTTGTCAGGTGTCAAATCTTCCGGCAACTGCTTACCACCCTCCTCGGTCATGCAATGCGAGCCTACCCTGCCCACCTGAACCATGATGCCGCTGATATCGTCATTGAAGCGCTCCTGAATGGCTTTTTTCGCAGAACTCCGGTCGAGCGATCCACCGGAACATCCCGCCATACCGATTATTGACACCAGAGCCGCTGCACAGGCCAAGACCTTCCTCATCAGCACCTTTCCTCCCAAACTTTCTTAGCTGTTAGTTGAGTTCTCGGGGCAAAACAATAGCAAAAGCTCCGGGCAAATGCAACGTTTTTTAGCCTTGCAAAATGAAAATCACACTTTATAAAGCGCCGGCAATACATTGTTAACTGCTCCTCCGACGGAAGTGACGGCCTGCGCCAGCTCATCGAAGCTGGTTTTGCCGGCACCTTTCCGAGATTTAACAGAAGAGCTTTTCTTATTCCCGGAGAGGTAAGCTCCCACGAGTTCGTGAGTTGGCGGATGTTCATGCCAATAGTCGAACAGATCCGTTACTTCCCACAGAGTCAGTTGGTCGATCTGTGTGAATGTCCATCCGGTAGCAGTGGCGATGTGGCCGTAAATAAATGGCCACTCCGCTATACCGGTACCGGAATTGGTTCCCCCGCGGCCGCCTTCTTGAGTCCGGAAACTTCAAGCGCTGCATTGAAAAGAACAGTGAAATCATCGAAGGTCAGCCCATTTTCAAGCTGTTCCGCCGTCAGGTCCTGGTGCACCTTCCGAACTGAGTTCAGGACCACGGGCAGATATCTCAACAACGAACCAAGGCCAGGGGGCTCATCCGAAGCCTTCTTCTGAAACAGGGAATCCAACTGGCGGAGCTCTCCCAGCGTTAGAGATGACACTGTAAGTTGTCCCAGAGACGTTGGGACGGTTTGCTGCTTAAGCATGATTTCCTCCCGATAGATGAAATGAATTCGAAGCAAAGCCAAAGGTGCAGAACCGGCCCGCCCTGGTGATTACTTGTTGGAATACGTGTCCATGATCTGGCCGGCAGCGCTCCCCAACCGGCCAAGCAGCTCCGGTTGGGAAACGCGACTCCATTCTTGTGAACGCGGATGAGCTATTCGTTGGAATACATATCGATCACCTGGCCGGCGGCATTCGCAAAGGCCTCAAAATCAAACTCAGGAATGATGAAGTCTTCCTGCTTGGTGGCAAAGCTAAGCTTGGACGCCACCACCGAGTAAAGAAGCACGTTGAACTGGTTGCCGTTGTAAACGTTTTCCAGCAGTACCTGGATTGTCGGCGCGAAGCCCATGAGCTGGTTGGTGATATTGAGCTGTGATCCGACAGCCGCAAGCGAGTACGTGTAGCTGATAAGAGCTACGGCGCCAGCGACGTTATCCGCCGATGCAAATGTGTAAACCCCGCCTGCCGTGACGGAATATTGTCCCAGTACAGGGGCAGAGGCAACGCGGGTAAATGGGAGCCCCGTGGACGCGTAACGTACTCCCCAATCCTGCACAAACACGCCGGAGTTTGGCGGGGCAATCGTCACCTGGAAAGGAGTAGCGGGGATGGCGTGAGATTCATCAAGAGACACCTGTTTCATACCGGCGGGCATCGTCTGGCCGAAGAACAGGTCATTGAGCATTTTGCCATTGATGGCGGCAAATTTTGACTTGCCGGTGATCTTGCATTTTCCGCGGGCCACAGCCTCAGGAAACTGCCTCTGTCCGTAAAGCTGCTTGACGTCACCCGAGATATCGAGCGAAACATCCTGCAGCGTTCCGAATTTCATGGGAGTGGGGTTGGTGGCGGTATTGCCGCCCACGGGAAAGCCCCACAAGGTACCTGCGCCAAATTCAAACATGTTTTCTTTCTCCTTTGGGGAGCCAACCCTGCACTCCCAGAAATTAAGTCCGCCGATGAATGCGGTCCGTGACTGAACCCGGTATCTATGCGGTGGTAAGAATTTCCACCGGCACGACGGCAAGAGCCATGGAGCCCTGCACGTTTTCGACGATTTCGATCTTTCCTTCAATTCGGCAATGCGAAACCTTGCCGCCAAGCGACTGCGCTATCCCAGGCGTCGAGGAGCGAATGGCCGACTCCACCGCGTCAAGAAGCGAATTCAGTTCAGTGGAAGGCACCGAATTGGGTTCGCTGTCGCCCGCGGTATAAAGCACCAGATCGACAGCTATTTTGGCGTGGATGGGAAGGCCATTCATGCTGGTCCCGGTGAGCTCGTCTTTCTGCACCTGGTACAACGATGGACGGTCCGCAGGTGAGAGCTGCGAAGGATCCTGCCAGCGCCGGCTGACCGTTTTGAACGGACCAGCCGGCGTGAGGAGCGCGCCCTGCAACACGGAGAACAGCGCGGAATAAATTTGCTCACGGGGAAAAATCATAGGGATGCCTGCGCTCTCCTAATTGCTGTTTCAAGAAGATCTGGCAGGACCTCAACTAGATCGTCTATAGTCGGTTGCAAATATGGCCTTGGATGTATATAGGGTCTGTGGCCATCAGGTTTCTTGAATGGGGGGCATCTGCCCGCGAAGCCCCCATATTCGTGAATCGCCGCATAGCACAAATCAGAACCGATGCTCAATCTGAAATCAGTTCCGCTGCTTGACATTTTCAAGGAGCGGTAGACTGACCAGAACAGATTGTTCGAACGATTCGTGAGCTTTGTCGGATGGGTCGGCGGAGGAACTTCACGGCCATTACGGACTACCGTCGTAGGGCCGCACCCAGCAAAATGGTTGTTCAATTTCTTTAATAGTGCATCCTTTATCAGTGGCCGAAGCGCCGCATAAGTTCGTCTGAGAAGCCTCGGTGGAAGCTGGGCAAGACGTTCCCGAATGTGCGCTAAGTCGGAATTGTCCATTTCTACGGTAATCACAGCGCCAACCTCCGATACTGGCTGAAAATGGCAAGAGAACGGGGCGGAACATCGCCCATATCGAACGCGATGCTTACCTGGCCGCTCATGCTGTTGGATTTTTCGCCAATGCGGACGCGCTGGCGATAGGTCAAGGCAAATGCCTCAATCGCTGCCTGCTTCAGATCGATGGGCACGCTCAAGTAGCCCGCGGTGTATGAGATCTGCACGTTCTGCACGCCGCGGCAAAAACGAAATCCGCGCAACAAGATGCGCCGCCCGTCCCACAGGAAGCCCGCGGTGACGGGAGTTGTTGCCTGCTGGATCGGAACGCCATCGACGCTGACGCTGGAGACCGAAATGACGGGGAAATTGCGCGGGAGCAGCCGATCCGAATCATTTCCATCATAGTTTTCCGTAAGCGCACCCAGTACTGATGACAGGATGTGCGGGCGATCGATATACTGCAGGACTTGCAGACTGGCATTGGAAATAAGGCTTTGCAGAGTTACATCGTCATTGTTGCCCTGGTTGGGCAGCCATGCTTTGAGTTCTGAAACGGTGCAAAGATCGTCAGGAGCAGCAGCCATGGGGTTACCTCCAAGAATGAAGCAGCTTCGCAGCACGGGTATGGTTTGTGAGATTGAAAGAGAAAGGCAGTCTGGGTCAGGAAGCCTCAGACTGCCTTCCTTCTCCTGCAACCTGCTGGTTGGCAGGCGAGGAGCATCAGCGGCGATTCGAGGAAATCAAGCCGCCGATGAATCGTTTATCCGTTGGCAACATTGGCAATTACGCCAAGCGCGAACGGTGCGCGGCAGACAAGGACCTCGTCGGCATAGACGCCATAAACATATTGACGTGAAACCACGGGCCACTCGATCTGGTAGTAGTCGCGGCGGCAACGGATGAAGGAGAGACTGTCGACGCCGGAGAGCGGATACGGAATTTCGGTGCTGTTGAAAAAGATGGTGCCGGGAGCGAGATTGGGATGGATGCGGACGTCCAGGAACTGCTGCGTGAACTTGTTCCAGTACTTGGCGATGCTGGCGCCGCCGAGCAGGGCCGGTTGGTTGTCGTCAGGGCCGGTATTGCCCGGCAGCGTGAAGCGGAAGAGCGGCACGCCGCCGGAGGCAACGATTTTCTTGTTGATGTTGCGCGCCTCCTGCGAGTTCACCCAGATTTCCGTCGGGCTGAGGCGCTTGTTATCCCAGAACCACTGCAGCGCGGTATCGATTTCGACGATGCCGTTGGCCTGGTCCGCGGTCAGCGTGTTGCCATCGAGCGAGGCGAAATATCCGGTAGCCGACTTGAGGGCCTGAGTGATGAAGCCATCAAACACGAGCGAATTGGCGGAGCCATCCGAAGCTGCCGTGCCGACGCTCGCGTTCTGCGTGCCGCTGCCAACGGCGCCGAAGGTCGCCTTGTTGACGTTGGTAATCGCCGCGAGCGTTGCCGTACCGGCTGAAGTGCCAACGTACCAGGCGTAACCAGCAGCGCCCCTGACGGCCGGGATAGTCGCATTAACCTGTTGGTTGGCAGCGTTGGTTGTGAATGAAACAAGAGGCGTGGGAATGGCGCTTGCCCCGGCTCCGTACTGAGAGGTGGTGCCGTCAATGTTCACGCGGGTTGTCTGACCGAAGGTGACGCCGCCGGTAACACTGGAGTTGGCAAGAGCCCGCGGGGTTAATGCGGCGACCCCGACAAATACCGTCGTGCCGGAAGTGGCAAAGCCACCACTGTTGACGCCCGCAGAAAGCGCAGGAAACGGAATAGTACCAAACCCCATCGAATTGTTTCCGTTGAGAATGATGTTCTCTTCGCCGATCATGACGGCGCGGAGAAGCGACTGAACCAGCGTGGCTTTGTTGTCAAACTCCTTGCCGCCGGACCAGACAGCTTCCCAGTCGATGGAGGCTTCAAGACCAATCCCGGCGTAGGCGGCCGTGTAGTCCAGCTCAGTGACCGCCATTTCCGCGGAACGGCGGCCGACTTGAACGCCGAGTTCGAAACCGCCCGTGTTCACGCCCGTAATGGCTTTCCAGCGCGTGGCCAGGTCGCCGCCGGTTGAGAGCTGTCGCGGCAGGCGATTGCGCAATGGCGTGATGACCGGATAGAGCTGCAGCGCCGGCCCCCGAAGATCAAAGGCGTTGAGGTTTGCTGGGGCCCCACTGATTGTGGTCTGACTGATTGTGGTTTTGGTTAAAGCGGAGATGTCCGCCTTATTGAGCAGATCAAACGTCTGCTGACTCAGATCGCCAAACATATTTCTGTTCCTTTTCTCCGCTAGAGAATTGCGGTTGTTGAAAGTAAATTCGATACCTCAGAGGTCAAAGCCGGTATTGGCAAGAACCGCAGGCATACATCTGCGCCAACACGCACAACCCTGGCGCGCATTGGGGCCCCATAAATGCCTGCTCCACCCTGGGTTGGAAATAAAGCGAGCCGGGCGGTCTGGGAATTGCGCTCTAGCGCAAGTAGACGGAAGCCGGCTGGGGTTTCTGCAGCGTCTTCTTTAGTAGTTCGTGGACGCTGGGCTCGCCGGCGGACTTGGCCAGCGCGGGCCGCGCATCATCCTCTTTGGTGATGGTGTGCGCGGGCAAACCGGTACGCGCCACACGCGCCGAGGATTCCTGCGGCGAAACGAGTTTTTCAACCAATGACAGGAGATTGCTCAGCGAGCGCTGGATCTCCTGGTTATTGCTTTCCATTTCGCTGCGCAAGCCGGCTACTTCCTGCTCCATTTCAGCCAGCTTGGCGAGCGCAGACGCGGAACCAGCCCGCGCCTTTTCCAATTGCGCTTTGTCATTTGCTTCCAGCATTGTGTGTTGATCTCCTGTCTTTACTCCGGAACGGGGACCGTCCGGGATCTTTTTCATTTCCGCCGAAGCCGAACGTGCGGTGTTATCGGCAGAGCCATCATCGAGCAACGCGTCCATGTGGGTTTCTGCTTCCTGGTGGCTTTGCGCCATTTTGTCCATGCAGGCTTTTAGCGCGTCGAGGTGCGCGCGCGTGGCCTTGGAATGGCGGGCACCAATCTTGAAAGCTTGATCGGTTCTGGCCGTAAATTTGCGGACTTCGCAGGTGCCATCCGCTTTGACGGCCGTGAAATGCGCGCCAGGAACGCAAGGGTTATCGACGACGCTGATTTCCACCGGGTTGGCGGTGAAGCGGACGTATTCGCCGTCTTTCCAAGACTGCACGTAGGCGCCGCCGATGCTGAAGCCGGTGTAGACGCCGAGCATGCATTTCTGCCAGGCGACGCTGTCGACGATGCGAGCACCGACACGAATCTGTTTCAGGTCGTCGTCAAAGGAGATGGCAACGAGTTTGCCCACGGCGCTGGGCTCGTGCATTTCACGGACGTTGCCCAGGCTCTTGCCGTCAGTGGCTTTGGCGATTTCGTCGCTCCAGGTTTTGAAATAGGGCTTGGAGGATTGGTAGTCGAAGATCTCGCCTTCCTTGTCGACAACTTCAGCGGTGGCAACGCCCCAGACTTCGTGTTTGGATTCGTCGATTTTGGCAATCTGGGCAAAGAGGTTCAAGGATTTCATGTTTGCTCCAATGGCAAAGGCAGCCGATGGGCTGCCTTTGGGATGATGTCTTCTGTATTCAATCTTTGCGATTCGATCCGATCACACCCCGGGGCGGTTGTGCCGCACGAGCTTCGCCGGATTGAGATTTTGCCGGCGATCCGGAACTTTGAGCGGCGCCTTTGATGGCAAGAGGAAAGATTCCCGTGGTTGTGATCACGGCGTTGCTCATACCGACGGGATGTTTGCCGAGGCTTTGGCGAACTTCGTCGATGGAGAGCACGCCGGCGCGAACATAGAGGTCATCAATCTTTGCCTGCTCCAGCGGATTCAGGGTGCGATCCTGCTCCCATACAAATTCGATGTCACTGAAACCGAAGTGACGGGCCACGATGAAATTGATGGTGTCTGCCAGGTAGCCGAGGATTGGCACCAGCCCTTCCGCGGCGGCCTGCTCGACGCTGGTTTCGGCGGTGGCGCGGTTCATGACGCTGACAAATTGCTGCGGGGAGAGACCAAACGCGTAACAAACGATGCGGGTAATCCATTCGTCGAGCGCATCCTTCAGCATGGGATCGCGGGTAAACTGGAGGTTGCCGCATTCAGGAACAAAGGTGATGCGACGCCGGCGAGCGGAGTTTCCGGCCAGCGCACTGTCAAACCATTCCTGAAATTCGCTGATCTGGTCAGCCGACCATTCTTTGGGGACCTGCGCCACCGCTTCCGGCACGTTGCCTTCAGTGTAGTAATTGAGCAGATGAATCTGGCGGCGCAGGCCGATGTTGATGGTGAGAATGATCTGCTCAACCGGCGAGAAACCAAAAAACTTATGTGCGCGCACGTTGCGCGGGCGATAGATGAGTTGGTCAGCCGTGAAGTCCACGGCCGGCAGGCCCTTAAGGATCTGTTGGTACGCGATGGCCGGCGATGCCGGCGTTCGGCCCATGGCATCAATCTTGCGAGCAATGGTGGAACCATCGATGACCTCGAGGGCATAAAGGGACTTGCCCGGAGACCATAGCTCGCCTTCCTGGGAACCGATCGGGACCAGCACTGGTGCGTCGAGGACGAGCAGATCTTCGAGCAGGAGGCGCACCCATTGCTGCCAGCTATGCTCTCGGTCAGGATACGAGAAGAAATTGGTCAGCTGGGTAAGCCGGGGATCGCGCTCTTCATCGTCATTACCGCCAATGGCGCTGTTGCTGGTGTTGGGGGAACGCTTTGGCCCGCCGGGCTGCGTTTTTAGACGAAAGGCCCAAGGCATGCGGCTGACCTGGTCTTTGCGCGTCTCAATGCAGAGGCGAACGAGATCGAAGGAGTCGGCCAGGGAGCGCATCTGATCAAACGAGATGGGCTCCATGTTCCGAGGCTGAATGTTGATGTTATAGCCGACCGGATAGTCAAGCGTGCGCGGTGGGGTGCCGGCTGGAGCGCTGGGCGCCATAGGCAGGTCGGGGCCGAACCAGACGTCGAGCGTGCCACGCAGTTTGCGGCCGACACGCGCGACGAAGCTTCTTTCAAGCAACCCAGAATCGAGCGCAGTGATCTTTCCGCCATTGAGTGTTTCAGCCATAGTCAGGCCTCCGTTTTTTTATGTCGCTTCGCTCCAAACCGCTTTTGCAGCGTTGATCCCAAGGGCTGCATTTCTGCCTTGACGCGGGCGGCTCGGCGACCCGGGCCTCGCCGCCTGTGACATTGAATTGTGTCGCTTCGCTCCAAACCGCTTTTGCAGTGTGGATGAACTGAGTGTGTTCGGCGCCTAACGCAGGCAGCTCGCCGCGTGGTCGGGCTCGCTGCTTCTTTTATCTTGGTCGCTCCGCTCCAAACCGCTTTTGCAGTGTGGATGAACTGAGTGTGTTCGGCGCCTGACGCAGGCAGCTCGCCGCGTGGTCGGGCTCGCTGCTTCTTTTATCTTGGTCGCTTCGCTCCAACCCGCTTTGGCAGCGTTGATCCCAAGGGCTGCATTTCTGCCTTGATGCTGACGGCTCGCGATCCGGGCCTCGCCGCCTGTGACATTAAATTGTGTCGCTTCGCTCCAAACCGCTCTTGCAGCAGGCAATCTGAGAAATAGATCGAATCAGTAGCCGACGATGACGCGGTCGGTACAGGACCCGGCGGTGGCGACCTGATTCTTCTCAAAGAATGAGACGGCCAACTGAGGAAGGCGTACGGGCGCGCCGAGAGTGCCGCTGGTGACGGTGGGAGCAAGTTCGCTGGCCAGGAATGCCTGCTGCGCACCGGACGCCATGTTGGTGGCGATGACATAACTGTTATAGAGAATGAAATTCGGGCTGGACTGGCCCTGATCGTCGGCCGTGTAAACGCTCATGACCAGATCAAAATTCTGCGTGCAGGAGGCGAAGACGGTCATCTTGGTAGCATCGCCAAGACGGATGATAGCGGTATTGGGTGTTGCGCCACCGATAGAAGCGGGCAGAACCACCGCACTGTGCGCAAGATCAGCAGGCGAGTACACCACGTGCGGCATGGGGCGCGGGAGCACGGGTCTGCCGTTTTTATCCAGTTCAGGAAACTGGCTGGTAGTTTGAGCAAAGACGAGAAGCGTAGCGATGGACAGAAGGGCTAGAACGGCGAGAACGAATTTCTTTTTGTTCATGGTCATCTCTTTTCAGGGGCATAGGGCCCTAGTTTTAAAGCCGTTACGATCTCACCAAAGGCTCGGCCTCGGAGTTCGGGATGGGGGCACTAAACAATGAGAGTTCAAAAGCGCACGGACGCAGTTCGCGCGGCGGGCGGCCTTTTCTCTTCCTGATCCGAGGAAACGGGTTGCGTTCGAGGTGGCAGTCGAGGCAGAGCGATCGCGGGGAGATCGAGCCGAGCCGGCGATCGTCGGAATTGAGGGGCGCGTTGCACTCTTCGCAGCGCGGCGGACCCACACGGCCGTTATGGTCGTGCGCCATAGAAATGCCTCCTAGCCGGACGCAAACCGGCGAGCAGATGAAAACAGCAATCTTTGTGGTTAAGCAGGCTTGGTTTCACGCTGCTCTATTAACGATTTTGTTTGGACACACTTTGGGAACCTCATCATTCTGCGGTGGAGTGAGGACCACGGGGTCCTAGCGCTCTGCACCCGATGGGCGCGCATTCCCGCCGAAGCAGTGAATTGCGCCACAAGAGCGAATGCCCAGAATGAGGTTCCCGCCGCAGACGCCAACGGTGCGCCGGCCTTGGGAAGGTTGCAGGCCGTTTGATTAAGCCGGCGCCGCTCCCCGGCTATGCAAAGCCAACTTCCGCCCTGCATAGACATCTTATACGACAGATCGTGTCCCGGTGTCAACAGAAAAAATGATATTTTCGACTTTTTTAGCTAATTTGTTCGTATTATCGGACACTGTCAACTGTTGACGTTTATTTAGACATTATTTAGACTTTAGACACTTATGGCGCGCGAGACATACAAGCAAGCATATGCGACAGCGAAGCTCGACCTGCTGGAACAACTGCAGAAGCGAGACGACCTGGACCAGAAAATCCGCAAACTCAAGCAGACAGTGAAAGCGCTGGGCGAACTATGCGGCGCTCCCGCGGAAGAACTGGACAAGCTTCTCCTGGTAGAGGGCTTTGCCATTGATGCCAAGCCAGGATTTACCGACGCCATCCGGCGGTTGTTCAGGATCCGCCAAACCGCGTTAAGCCCCACCGATATCCGCGATGACCTGGTGAAGATGGGGATCGGCGTGGGACAGGTGAATCTGTTGTCGTCCATTCATACGGTGCTGCGGCGCATGGCGGAAGCCGGCGAAATTGAAAGAAACGGCGATGGAAAGTTCAGGTTGCCGGGGTGA